CACCCTCAAGCATGGCACGATTCCAACCAAACACTGCGGCGCAGGAATCCTTCACACTATTTGCAAAACTCTCTTTGAAGAAATCATGACGTTCGACCAAGAGATCTGCAACTGTACCTTTCCCTGCTCCGATAAAGCCAACGAGTCCGACAATCATATATGATTATAGAGATCCGACGAAGTTTGCAACGGCTGGCATATCACCAGTGAACGCATAGGTTCCAACATGATGCGTCTTCATCCAAGGACATAACCAAATTTGACCACCGATATTTCTCCACCACTGGCAGAACATATAGTCTTCAGACAAGTAACGGTCTGAACCACGACCGCCATTTGCAACGCTATCAATAACAGTGTCAAAGTAAGCATGAATGTAACGTGAACCATCGAAGTTGGCTTGACCAACGTGATCTGGACGATACTTCAATTGTGGATATGCTTCAGCAAACTTGCCGAAAACTTCACGCTTGACCATCATGTAACCTGTGCCAATCTCAAGAACTTCAATCGGCTCAGCAACTGAGAACTTTTCTGTTCCTGGAACTGGATTGAAGACGAAATCACCAGCCAACTTTTCCATATCAGCAGGAGTAATTTCAGGATGACGCTTCACGCCTTCCTTGATTGCACCCCACTTGATCGATTTCTTTGGATATGGTCCACCAATGACATCCTTATTCATAGCAAGCAATGCAATTACATCGCGTGGATCAAAATGAATATCGGCATCTAAGAATAATAGATGCGTAAATCCTTCTGCTCGGAGGAACTCATCTACGAGATAATTGCGTGCACGAGTAATAAGAGATTCATTGAAGATGAAAGAAAAACGAACTTCAATGCCGTACTGTGTACACACAGATTGAAGATCAAGGCAAGACTTTAGATACATTCCATGCGCAGAGCCACCATACATTGGGGTTGCAACAAATAGTTTATTTTTGCGTAGTTCTTCTACAGAGACTTCTAACTGCATAATTATTCACTCCAGTTGTAAAATTTTCTAATATTGTCAATAATCTTAGACTGATCATCGAGATTTTCGTTGACCATTGTCTCTATATAGTCCATGAGAGTCAGCGACCCCATTATATTCGAGATTTTCGTCGCACGAGAATTTTTGAATTTGTCATCTTGGTCGTCTTTACGATCAACATGGCGCTGTTCTTTGATATCATGTGATGCTGAAAGAACAAGAACTTTGAATGAGTTTGGAAACCACTCTGAAAGTTTGTCTAGTAGTTTACCATTGAACAGGCGATCACCTTCAAAGATGACATTTGTTTTCGCACCTTCTTCATACCATAGTTCAGAAAAGAATTTCTCTGCATCTGGTTGAACAGCCATACTCAAACGATCTGTTCCTTGAAACACATTACCGTCGTTTGCATACTTGCCAAGAATATACAGATTCAGTTTCTTGGAATACATTGCATCAAGTAACTTCTGTGGCTTGACAACTTGCCAGTCATCAGCCATCGAAATCAATCGAAACATCAACGTAGTCTTGCCAGTTGCTGGCTCACCACCCATTGCAATCACTCTTACCATAGTGCTTCTAGTCCTTGTTGTACTGAGGTTTCATCTGAAAACATCCACTCAAGACGATCTATTCTACCACTTCTCACATAAGAAGTAAACTTTTCTTTGTTGATTGTAGCATTACGAATTGCAAGTCTTGGGTCAAGAGTTTCATCTCTTGATTGCCACAATACATTCCACTCAATACCAGTCCAGCCATCCTTTTCTGCTTGCTGAATTTCTTCAGACTGGCGATCGAGATAGTAACCAAGATATCGCCCATGATGTTCACGAAAGATTTTCTTGAACGAACAAAGGCAAGTTTCCATCGTGAAGAAATCTACCTGTAATTTGAGTTCAGGAAATCTTCCTCTTGTTTCTTCAAGTATGTCTTTCGCTTCACTTTCAAGGTCATTGCATTCTCCAGCAGTAAGTCTTGTATCGTACTTGTCATCTTCGCCGAGGGCAAGATGCAAACCATTACGATGTGAGCGAGAGCCAGAATAATCAGAAAGCATGAGAGAAGTAGGTATGCAGTCAATGCCAGCAGTATGAGCGAGATGCTGCATATAAAACCAAGTGGAATAGCGACCAAATTTGTAAAGAGAGTTTTTAAGATTATTCCAAAGGTTGTCGAAAGTTTGTTGTTCATTGTCGCCATAATAATTCTCCAAAACTTCTCGTTGTGTTCTATTGCCAATAAACTCTTGATAAGATTCGAACATGGCTGGCAAATGACCCTTGTTCCACTTTGTATCTGTTTGGTATCTCAGTCTCTTGTAGTTGTGACTATTCCACCAGCGAATACGATCCACAGTAGCGAGTTCATAATCTGGGAACTCATTCTTCAGAACCCATGCAGTTGGTAGTTGATATGTGTTACCATACAACCACGCAAACCACAATCGCTCTTCGTCATTGTGTTCGTATCGCTTGTGCAAATAATTTGTACACCACACTGCTGGATCGCAATCATTATATTTCAATGACCACGCATACCAGCGAATAAATTGTTCACGGCGCAAAGACTTCGACACAACCACCCTTTCCTTTTTTATTCACTGCGTTATATATCACAGGATCCGAAAGATCATAAAGCCCATCAGCGAAATTCGTACCATTGATCTTGAACATGCTCAGAGAGCATCCACTTTTCTGTTTTCCTAAGAATCGAAAGCCCATTGCTTCATAGAATGCAACTGCTCCAGGCTCTGCTGAAACACGATAGTAACTGGTGCCGAGACCTTGCGCGCGATCAAGAGAATCTTGAGTAAGTATTCTTGCAATACCTTTACGACGATGTTTAGCAAAAGTGTGTAGTAACTGAAGATTGAATATGTATGGGGTTTTCTTCGAGCGAGTTGTGATGATCGCGCCAGCCAGTTCCTGCTCCGCCGCCCCTTCCCAATATCCAATACAATATTGCCACTGATCCTGCATATCTGCTTTTGCTACGAAAGTTTTAGCAAAAGAATCTGCTTTGCTTTCAGTGATATGCGCGACAAATTCATCGCGACTTGTTTCACGCAGCGTCATGAAACTCACGTTTCTTTTCACCACGCTCTTTCGGATACTTGGTTTGCTGCCAACCGAAGTATTCATCAAGATTCCATTTGAATGGTGGGAATTTATAATTTCCTTCAGCAAGAATTTCACGAACAGACGGTCCGCCGTTGAGTGCTGCATCGATGAAGTTTTCTACGAATCTAAATTGAGATTCCATTTCTTCTCGCTTTGTTGTCGAGCGGAAGCAACGGAACTCAATTGTGCCAGTATGCTTCATGCAGTAAGTATTGATTGCGTATCGAAATGGGCGACCCATTGATACACCATCCTTGCCAGCAGCATGTAGTTTGATAAAGTGATCAAAGTCAGTAGTCAGTTCGATAATATTATCGCACATATACTCTGGCATCGGTCGACCACCATCAAACTTCAGATACATCTTGGCACCATCGCACTGCTTCATTTCAGATGTCTCATGAAATTGATAACAGGCTTCAATAGTATCTGCCTGATTGTCTTGAATGTATCCGACAAGTCGCTTGAGACCAGCAACATCTTCTTTCAATCCTGGAACAAAGACATGAATGTGACCATGATTGACACATGAAGCCGTTGGCTGGTTGCCATATTCCAAAAACATCTCATAAAGTTTCATTATACGATCAACTTGTTCCTGCCATGTCTTTGTTGGCATCATGTTGACTTCGCCACCCATATACGGTTCTTTGCCGAGTGGGTCACATGCACGAAACTCAAATGGTGGGCGAAGATTTACAATATCAGTCTCAGCATATTCCCATTTACCGAGAGTCGGAGGAATGCTCATGCGGCGATCAATATCACCCCATTCAATCTCAGCACCATATGTAAATGTAGTTTTATCGTACATGTTGTAAATCCTTCGCATTATCAATCAGTACCATCTTCATATGAAAGACACCCTTTGTTACAGTAACATAATGATTCATCGGCACTTCAGCAGATCCTGGAAGATCAGAGCGCACAGCAATGTCTTTCGTAGAAGTAATTATAACACCATTTGACAAAGAAGTAAAGTATATTGGTCGTTTGCCATTGCGATAGAAACGAAGTTTCTTTTCTTTGTATAGTTCAACAACAGCCATTGAGGCATCAGCAAACTCAACAAGCGGAGATTTATTTGCTTTGAGTGTATGAAGAATCAACTCTGAATCATTGCGAGTTTTGCAATCATATCCGTAAAGATCTTTCCACTTCTCAGGCATCTCTTGGCTCACAACGCCATTGTGAACAATCGCAAGACTCTCATCCCATAGTGGTTGATTGTAGTTGAGATCAGATGTTGAATAGCGGCAATGACCAATCAGATATAAATTGCCGTCTTCATTGATCATCTTTTCTAGTGGATGCGCTTCAATAAACTTTCCTGCTGGAGTTGCAGAAATCATCGTATGGATTCCATTACCATAAACCCATGACACACCAGTTGCATGCAACCCACGAATACTAGATTCACGAAAGACATTTGTGAGAGTGATCAAATCCTTAGAACTAGGATTATCAATATAAGCACCAATTACTGCACACATATCAGTCGAACAAATCTTCTAGGGTAGAAATTTTTTCATATGCTTTTGGATGATACTTCTCGACCATCTTTCTTCCACCATTCTTTTCCAAGTAGTCATACCACTCTTGTTCGTCCCACATTCCTTCGG